TCTTGTACTTCGGCAAAAGGTACTGCAGGAGAATTTAATCCTGTATAATTTATATCGTTAGATCTATTAATATATTGATTAAAGGATTGTGTTATTAATCCGTTATTTACTGGTATGTTAGGATTATATGAATAATCTATATCAAGTAAAAAATTAGATTTAACACTAGAAGATACGTTATTTAATAACGGATTTAATGAATATGTAATATAATAAGATGAAGTATTAGATGACATATTAGATACTTCATATTGATTGAATTGAGGATTTATTGGTTCAAACTCTGTACCTCCGAACTCACCCGTAAAAGGCTGACTTTCATCTGTAAAGCTTTTTGTTAAAATACCTACTGATGATGATAAGTACTGTACATAATCTGTATTTAAGAATACTCCTTGAGGATTTGAACCGGTAATTTCAATCATATCTATAGATTGACTGTATTGAGTATAACTAGCCTGTGGTTCGTTTCTCTTATATTTGGATCTTTCTAAGATATGCGGTTTAACAATTATACCTGTTGATAGATTTGCTCTTGCAGGAACAAAATCTTTTATCATTTTAAATAATGAATTATCGTAATATTTAATTAATCTTACAAAATCCCATAATTTAAATGAACTGATATATTTTTGGAAATATGTTTTTCTTAAATTATCTAAATCAGGATAATTATCAGTATATAAATCGGATGTACTACCGATATAATCATCAATATTAAAGTATCCTATTTGATTGGTTATATCATAATCTATGAGATCTGATGGTGAAAAACCTACTTCTATGTCTTGAGAATTTCTACTAATATTATAATCAAATAACTGAACGCTAATATCTCTAGATAATACGTTTTCATCTAAATATTCCTGCTCTAATACATTGATTTTATTATTTACCTTTTGATTTAATCCTGTAGAAGGTGTTGATAATAAATTATATCTCCGTTCAGAAACAAATATTTTACTACCTGATGTAGGGAAAAATCCAAAACTTACGTTAACATTTAATGCGGCAGATTGAGATATTATTGAACCTATGTTGGAGAATGCCGGATATGTATTATTTACGAAAAATGTACCGCTTACTGCCGGGTGAGAGGATGATAGTATCTCTTCATACATACTATATCTTCTTAATAAAGAATTATCGTATGGATTAAATATAGTTTGACTTCCGGATGGAAAATCTCTAGCATCTCCTAAAGGTAATCTAAAGATAAGATTAAATAATGAAGATGTCGGTTCATTACCTGTATATGAATTTAAATTTTTAGCATGTTCGAATATAGCACTTGCTGATAGAGGTTCAGACCAATATCTAAATTCTTTTAATAATCCTTGATATCTAGTATTATTAGGTGATAATACTGTATTATTATTTCTACCACCTAATACTGCACATATTCTATTAGTGGAAGACCCGGTCCAGTTATTATTATAGCTAGAAGATAGAGCTCCAGACACTATAAAAGAAGATGATGCTTGAAATCCTATATTAGTTCCTCCTTCTTCATTATACAATGCATTAGCTGCATATAGAGTATACGTTGTCTGCACTGACCCACTATCTCTAACGGCAGCTATTGTCCACCATTGTGTTGGATCAAAAAATGGTAACGTTATTGGCGGAGTTTTTATATATTCTCTATCTATTGTAGATGGGGCAGTACCTGATCCGCTAAGTAGATATAATCTTAGTTCACCATTATATTGTGATAGAGTACCAGAAATTGCTGTTGCAGGATTATATCTTAAATTTATTCCGAGATCAAATCGGTTAGTACCTGTTCCGTTAAATGATTTTACAAATAAAGATTGCGTATATAAACTAGATGTTGTAGGTATTCCTTGTATATTTCTAAAACTAAATTCTATAGTATCTGGTACTTTGTTAGTGTTTCCATCTTTTAAATAATTATACCTAACTGGTCCCCAAGGTAAAAATATATTATCTGAACCTGTATTATAGTACGATACCATATAATCATCCTGTATTTGATCGGATGTTGTTCTGATTTTATCTGATCCTCCAAATTCGTTGATTCTTAGTATAGTATCCGGAATTCCAAAGCAGTTTATTAATGCCTGTAAACCTACTTTTGTACCTTTAGTTTTAAGTAGGTATGGTAAATTATGATATATTCTTTTATAATTCTCTTTAGATATATCATCTAACGGTAAATTTACTGAAGTAGTTACGTAATTTGTAATTAACTCAGATCCGGTATTAGGTAGTATCTGACCTTGAGGACCTACTCCTAATACTGAATCATATATATTGTTAGATATACTGGTATTTGTGTATAATTTTATACCTAGAGATTTTAACGCATCCGCGACTTCATCTTTAGATATTCCTTTATCTAGGCTATTTTCAGCATTATATCTATTAGTTATATCTTTAATGTACAACCATATATTATCAAAATGCTGACCTATCATATTTAAGAATATTTGATAGGGCTGATTATTAGGATCGCTCTTTAAATATTCCGGTACTGTATTTAATAACCAATCTTTGTTATTTAAATCATGTAAAGATGCTGAATATAAAATACTTTGAGTTACTGCCGTAGGTACGGTATTTTCACTTCCTAGCCAGTTTTGAACTTGACTACTTGCATATGCATATAGTTGATAAGGCTTCGTATTCGTAGATTTAGGCCATGAAGCAGATCCGGAATCATAATACAGGTAATATTCATATCCATCGAATTTTTCAATAATATCATTTATTTTATTTTGTAATACAGATCTACTACCTGATACTGTATTTGTGTTCTGAAATATATTATTAAGTGAATTTAAATCGGAATTGTAACTTTCTATTAATTGAATTTTATATGCAAAATTATATATTCTCTCATATGCAGAAGAGAAGTGTATAAAATTATTAAAATTTGTATAATCTACATTTATGTCTATTCCCTTTTCTTCTGTAAGGCTTTTTAATTGCTGATAGGATGTTAATGATGATCCTGTATAGAAGGTACTTAATGATTGGTAATCTGTTATTTGACCTACTTTATTTAATACTTCAACATTATAATTAGGACCTCTTAAGCTTTCAGTAGTAACGACTGCTTCTGCCGGAATCTGAATATCGATATTATATGTAGCTGGTTCAGATAGCTTATCTACTATCCAGAATGTATCTTTATTTCCTAGCTCTGACGGTAGCGGTTCATATAATTTAATTAATAAGGCTGATTCTTCATTTACTAGAGTATATGCTACGTTTACTCCAATTACTATTTTATTATCACCGAAATTTAAATAAAAGTCTGGATAATAGGTTTTATTGGATATATTTAAATCGTATTCATTAAATAATTGTATTAACTCGTCATTAGATAAATCCTGTCTAGATACTCTTATTTCGGTTCTATCTGTTGATAATTCATTAATCCAAAATCTACTTAATTCACTACTATTGAATAATTTTCTAAAGAAATTGTATGTAATATTTACGGCACCTCTATCAAAGCCTTCATCTTGTATATCTTTATCAGGATTTAATAATAATATATTACCAGTAGGATTTACTGCATCGCTATTTTTTATAACATAACTATTAACGTTATAATTTGATGTTAATAAATTATTATTAAGATCATATATAAAATATTCTATATAATCATCAGTTTCCCCGAAAGTTCTTGATATAATATTACCTGTAATAAGAGAGGTATCCTTATTACTATATTCTTGATATTCGGGATTAGAACCTAAATAATTTACGTTTACTATTTCCATTATGTTAATTTAGCTATATCTATTAAGCTTGTATTAGTTTCTAATAACTGCTGTCTTAAACTGTTAATCTCTTCTAATAATGCTTTTTCATTATTTGTAATTACAGCCCCACCTAGATATTCTGAACTTCTCATAACTAGATATTCGTGTGAATTTAATTCCCCGTTTACTGGTATTTGTAGAAATAATTGTTCGTATAATTCAAAGAATTGTTCTACACTAACATCTTCGATAACCTGCTCATCTACGGGATCGATAAGCTCTCTAAATTGAGTATCAACTACTCTAGTATATGTATTTTGACCATATACTTCTCTATAAAGATTTAATTCTTGAGACATTATCTAATAATTTTAAAAATATTATCATTATCTACAACTATTTCTTCAGAATTATTTAAAATAGTTTTTACTAATAATTTATAAGATCTCTCTGGTTGTAATCCGTTCATATATACTGTAAAATAATTACCTGTATTATCCGCACTTATTTTAGTATAATTTGTATCGAAATCAACTATCATCTCTGATGTTTTATAATCCTGTATTGCCCAGTAAGATGATGTTGGTAAATATTTCCAATTAAGATATACTGATGATGTTGTAAACTGTCTTACAGGGAATTTATCTTTTGCTTTTATCTTAAAGCTGTATTTAGTATTTTGATTAAATTCTCCTGGATTATTAGTTACGTTGATTATAAAATTATCGTTTGTTATAGTGCCGTTACTAATACTACCTGTATTATAAGAAAAATCATTCCATTTAAATTCTAAACAAGGGGGGTATATAGTATGTGTATCCATAGAAAAATAATTCAGTACCATAAAGGATCCTGTATTAAGCTCTATTGATGATGAATGTTTAAGTATTACTCCATAGTTTGATAGTGATCCGCTAAACCATTTATCAACCGTACTTGTAATATTAATGTTTATGTCTTTATTATCTATGTAATTAAAGCTTTGAGTTGCTTTATATGTTTGATTCCAAACTCCTCCCCCTGAAGTATAGAGATAGCTTTCAGTTCCTGTTGTTTTATCCCACGGGGTCGAACCAGTAGGTCCAGGTGAAGTCCAACATACTCCATTTAATGGATTAGGATTATCATTAAATTTACCAGTACCCATTGTGTAATCCTGGGTTAGTGGATATGCTTCTATTATATAATCTTGAGAAAGATTTTCAGCGTTAGCTAGATATAATCTTAAATTAGCGTTAAAAGATGATGAATTAAAAGATTTTAATGTATTTAAATCATTAGTTGTAAAATTTATTAATGATCTTCTAATATCATCAAAACTAGTACTTCCTACATTTACAGTTGCACCGTCGTAGCTTGTATTATTTTTAACGCTAATTTCTAATATTTCATCTCTTCCGGCGTTTATACCTGGATATCGTGAATATATTGAAGCATCTTTACTTGGAAATATTTTATAAACGGCCATTTATAGTTATTTTATATAATATAAATATAAAAAGCTTTAGTTTTTACACTTATTTTTAGAAAGTTACAATCCTACCTTGAATATCACTTTGTAGATTTTTTACTTCAAATATTGAAGGATCAAGTGATGGATATACTACGTTATTTAAGGTAGCAGACTGTATATCATAGCTATATTTAGAATATCCTAATTCTTCGCCGGATTTATTAGTTATTTTAACATTATTAACTGTTTGTACTCCGGAAACATTATCTAGCATGGTATATATTTCGGATAGTATTATAGGCTGATTTATTTCCCAATTATCTATATTAAAGTAGCTTTGAAGTAGTGTTAAACATTCTAATAATACATCTCTGCCGGAATAGTTAGGTCTTAGTATAATATCAAAATCTACACCTATATTAATTATAAAGGCATTTTTTATATTTATCGAATCAGTTAACATTCTATATTGCGATAAATAGCCTTTAAGATTCTGCTTTAATGAGTCTGATGGTGCTATTAACTGTTTATTTTCATTAAAACCTAATACATAAATACTAGTTGATAGCGGATCTACTAAATCGTTATTATTGTTTACATCTTGTTTAAATACTATATCATCCTTAGTAACAAATGCTTTAGATATTTGTCCGTATTTACCTGGCATAGATAATGATAGTGATGCGTAATCTTGCTGAGTAACTGCTCTCATTTGTGTAGGAAATTGAGATATTGAATTTAATCTTATCTGCTCTATAGTATCTCCGTCACCGCCGCCTACTGCCTGGGTTGGATTATTTATTTGTATTGATTGTAATATCTGATTTGATAATACACCATCTACTATTCCTCCATAAAAGCTAGATGAATATGATTGTACTGTGTTTAATTGGTTGCTAGGAATATTAGCTTGGGTTCCGCCTCCTACTAAATATCTAACTGTTAATGTAGTATTTGTTGGTGCTAAACCATATGTCTCTGTAGTAGTAAAGTTACTAGGATTAAAAGCAGTATTAATTTTTGATAATCCATCTATTAAACCTATACCTACATTATAACTATTTGGTAGTACGCTTTCATCAGCATTTTGATTTATACCTGAACCGAATTGTAATTCTAATGAATTATTAGATTTTACTCTAGTTGCGAATCTTCTAGGAACTTTCTTTAATTTTAATATATATGGTGTAATATTAGATTCTTGACTATAATTAGGATCATTATTGCTAACATTTAATGTATCATCAAAAATTGTATCTTGAGCTAAAAACGGAACTTCATACCATCTATTACCGTCACTATCATATGCATCTATTATTTCTATAATATTTGTATCTTGTATTAAAGATGTTATAAATTTTTCAGCAGTTCCGTAAGAAAAACTAACTGTCTTAACTTCTCCTGATAAGGCTTTTCTAGTTTTTTTCAATAAATAAAATAAAGGATCACCTATGCCGTCATATGAATATACTGATATATCTGTTTTATCCATAGAGTTTTCTACAGCAAAATTAATCTTATCAGGTATTATGAATGTTGCATTCTTAATTGTAGATGATTTAATTTGCATATTCTCATTTATGATTAATGCATAATTATAATCAGGAGTTTTATTGGTAGCAGGACCAGTTGATGGAATTAATTGATATACTTCTATATCTACGGTTGCTGCTGATGTTACCTTAGGTTTATAACCTAGCATATAAGCTAGAGAATATAAATTTTCTTTCTGTTTTGCATATTCAAGGAATGTTTCTTGAATCTGATTATCCATATAAAATGATAATACATCACCAACGTAAGATGCCATTTCAATAAACATGGTACCTGGTGAAGCAGAAGAAAAATCGTTATAAGCAGTAGGAAAATACGATTTCGCGTACTCTATTAATGCTGATTTAAAATCAGTAAAATCCTTATTAAGGTATGTTATATTTTTATTACTATCAGCCATTTTGGAAGTTTATATTTATTTCATCTGTTAATCCTGTATTATTTATTCTGTAACTTACGTATAGATTTAGTAAATTATTATCAACTTCAGATGTTATATATAATTGATCGACAATTATATTAGGAAAGTTTATTTCTAAACCGCTTTTTACGCTCAGCTCTATTTGACTTATACTATCTCTATCTATATTTTCAAATAGTAAATCTCTTAATCCTGCTCCAAAACTAGGTACAAATACTCTTTCTCTTCTTCCAGTTAATAAATAATTTATAATATTATACTTAGTTTGTTCCTGAGTTGTATATACGGTATTAAAAACAGATTTAGAGCTAAAGGGTATTGATACCCCTATACCGGTACTAGGCTGTAAATCTAACGGGTTAATATTTCTTATCTGATAAGCCATTACAACTGCCCTTTATCTTTCATATTTTTCATTAATGCTGAAAAATCTGGTACTGCATCAATATTTACTTGAGTTACATCTGTTGCAGGTCTTGCTGTTGCTAGCATTTGATCTACTGTTTGGACTACCGGTGTTTCGAATGAATTATTGTTCATCATTGATGGAAATCCTTGTACTGCACGACTCTCTCCGTTAAATACTGTTCTATAATCCTCGCTAGTCATACTCATTTGAGTTTCATTTAGTAAATCTAATATAGGATCTCCTGTAGGTTCTATCTTAACCTTTTTACTTTTTATTATTTCTTCTTTTAATGTATTAGCATAAGTTTTGTTAACAGGTTGGTTATCTATATTAGAATTATTTTCTTTCATAAAGAATTTTAATTCTTCCCTAACTACTGTCCTAACTTCTTCTCTAATAATTTTTCTTAAAGCATCTAATTTACTCATATATTATAAATAGTTTGATTAAAATTTTTATTACTAACCCCTAGCTCTTCTATCTTTTTCTAATTTTTCTTGTAACATTTTTATTTTAGATTCAATTAATTTTCTAAAAGGTGAAAGTCTATTCAATATTAATTGTCTTCTATATACTAATATTTTATTTTCAATATTCGTTCTATCTTCATTAGATAATATATCAGCTGAGTTTGTTGCAGGTGGTTTAGTATTATCTACAGGGGTAGGCTCGGGTGATATAGTTAATGCAGTACTGACACTATTATTTGGGTTTATTTTTCCTTCTTTTATTCCTTCTGCAAGTGCCTGTTTAGATGCTTCTACTTTACTTCTTACTTTTCTTCTAAGCTTACCCATACCCTTAATTGAATTTAAAGCATCATCAAGATCATTTTTTATCTCTAATTCATCTGAATCTAGTTGATCTGTTTCTTCCTGACTAAATGGATCTTCATCTCCTTGTGTTTCTCTTAATAGTGCATCTATTTCAGGGTATCCAGTTCCTCCACCGTAAATTGTATCTACTCCTTTACGTTGAAGTTTTAATTTTAATTCTTCAAAAATTACTCTTGTATCTGTAGCAAATGTAAGATCAGTCTGCTCTATTAATACACCAACGTTATCTAATGCAATTCCTCTTCTTCTTTTTAATGTTTTACCGTTATCTACTAATTCTTCTTCTTGAATTTTAAGTATAAAAGAACCATATGTTGATTCATTGTTATTATTTTGAGCAGATTCAAATAAAGAACTATATGTATCTAGTTCATTTATATTAGATATAATTTCATTTCTAGCATTTTTAATTTCATCAATTAAAGGAGAGTTATCAGTTGAATTACATGATTCTAGATTAGTTTGTAATATTTGTAATTGAGTTGATATACTTTGTAATTTGAATAAAATACTTCTAATTATACCTGCTACTAATTGTATTAATTTCTGTACTTCTTCTATAACTTTTATAATTCTTTCTATTTGAAGTTCTATTTTTGATTTTACACCATTTAATATTGATACTACAGAAAATGTTCCAAATATTAGTGGGAGAAATAATTTATCGAATAATATTACAACTTTTTTTAATACCCTCATTATAGCTGCAGCTATATTAGTTATAGTAGTTATTAGTTTAATAGCTTTTAATATTTCCTTACATCCGTTATTTATATTTTTTATTAACTGTAATAAGCCTTTTATTACTGGTATTAAATTACTAACGTTTAAGAATTTTTGAATTTTTTGTACCTGCTGATCGATTTTTAAACCTGTAGCACCTTGAATAGCTCTCAAAGCATCTCCTGCAGAACTTATACCAACTATAAGAGATAATATACTTCTTATTTGCTTTAATTTATCTAGTAATAATCTTACATCTTCATTAGGTATACTTTCTAGAGAATATGTACTATCAATTTTAGCTATATAATCTCCTAGAAAACCATTACTGCTACGTAATTTAGGTATAAGAAATATTAAATCAGGATCACTTACAAGAGAATTAATTTCTTTTAGAACAGTACTTACTGTTAATATAGTCTTCTTGAATTTGGTATTCTCTCTTGTATATGAATTAATAGATAATCTTAGTTCTGATATATTACTATCATCTACAGTAATAGTTTTTCCTGCTTTCCCTATACGTTCTATATCTACTAATAGAATAACCTTATCCCCGTTAGAGATTGCATTATTTAATATTTGATCTGAATCTATAAATACTGTATCGATTACCTTTAATGCATTTTTTGCTTTATCCTGCAGGAAATTTACAGCTATCTCTGCCTTACTAGGTTGTTCATTACTATTTCTTAATACTAGGTTATTTAATATATAATTTGTTAGATTACAAAAATCAATATCATTAAGAAAATATAAAAAATTTATTACTCCTTTTATCTTTTCTTCTCTTCCAGGTATTTTAATTCCTTTACTTGCACGATCTCCTTTATAAATCTTATTTATTTTAATATCTATATTCGTAAGAGCATCGCCAGTTCTCGTTATAAACCCTTCAAATCCTTTACCGTTATCTTGATTACTTTGCTGTTTCGCCTCGTAATTTCTTTGATATTCTTGTCTTAGAGTTATTCGTGATTGTATTCCTGCAGCTACAGTAGGATTTTTTAATGCTTTCTTAGCAAGTGCCTCCTCAAACCTTTGCTGTCTATCTTGATTATTATTTACCGGTTGAGTTGCCATTATAATGTATAAGTTTTTTTAGATAAATTACCTTCTACTTCTATAACATCTCTAATTTGCTTAATTGTATCAACTACAACTAGAGCTTTAGATCTAATTCCTGGAATATTTAAATGAAAATTTGTTTCTGAAATATTACTAAGACTAATGCATAGTTCACTTAACGCTCCTACTAAGTCTAGTAATAACAAATTGTTTTGATATCCTTTAACTAAAGGTTCTCCGGAATCTTTTGCATTTAAACCTAGTTGTATTGTAGGTGAATTAATAGTTGTTCCTTGTATTGAATCTATATTAACTTCCCCTAGGCTAGATAAACCTATAGCGCTCTTTCCGAACAAAAATATAGAATCATCATTAGAATTAAATATTATTCTTCCGGACATTATTATTGCCTGGTCACCTTTATATGGAAATTCTGGAATGTATTTTTCTGCCATAATTACGCATTAAGTTCTTTATTATCCTGTTCTTGTGGTGAAGTCTTATAATTACTCTTATATATCGGCTGTAATGTTACAACATTATCTGATGTAATTTTAACTTTTGTACTAAATGATTTTAAAGGATATAACTGTAGATCATTTATTTGTACTTGCTGATTATGACTTAGAACTATCATACTTCCATCATTATTTATATTCTCTACTGTAGGAATATATGGTTCTTTAGCATCAAAAGATGTTTTTCCTCTATAATTAGATATTATAATTATAGGATCGCCGTTATTAGGTATAGGATCATTGTTATTAGATCCAGTATTATTATTATTTGGTGATTTAGGATTATTCCAGAATGATAAACCTGATTTTTCTTTTACAGTACTTCCGAATCTTATAGATTGACCCCATCTACCTTCTAATATAAAATCTCCTTCAAAAGGTAATAAATCTCTTATATCTTTTTCTTTAAATGTTTTTCCTAGTGGATATTCTATACTAGTATCAGCATCAGTACCTTGAGTATTTCCATCTGATACTTGATTGTATTGAACTTTATTATCGATTATATATTCTGCATATTCTCTAAGATCAGGAAAAGCGTTATGATGAACAGAGTTCCAGGTATTAAAAGGGGGATAATAATAGTAATCTTGTTTACTTTTACTATCATTTAAACCATTTGACGGACCAGGTATTATTAGTACTATTTCACCTATTAATGGGTATTGTTTTATATTAGAGAATAAAGGCCTTGCTATTAAATTAGAATAACTATTATTACTATTACCTTGTCTGTTATTATATAATATACTAAACTTTATACATCCTATCGAACCCCATTCTCCTGTTGATTTAAAGTCTTTATTATTAGGATCGTTTATATCGATAGCCCCTAGAATAATTTCAGTTACTCTAGCTATAATAAGAGATGATTGCTGATTATCTCCTCCGCCTACATTATATAGATTATTATCAAAAGACATTTCTAATTAGCTAATCTAGGAATTTCTTTATCTATACTCTTTATTTCTTCAAATAATAATTCTTTATCCCTATCACTTAAAAAATTACCATCATCAGTATTAGAACTAGCATTCATAGCTTTTTGAACTATACCAGCCATTTTAATTAATGCTTCATCATTCTTGATTCCTACTTCCATATATCCTTGTAATAGTGGAACCATCATAATTGCATCTCCAGGTTCATTTATCATATCCTTTAACTGGATAATCATATCACGAATCTGCTTTTCTTTATTTTTACTATTTTTATAGATATCTTCTAATAATGAAGAAAAAGTTTTATTTCCGAAAATTACTTTATCGAATTCCATAATTGTTTTTAAATAAATATGTATTATTTAAATATTTTCCGGAACATAACCTTTATCTAGATATATATTATATAATTTAATGTATATATCCTTTAAGGTTTTTATTACTTTAGTTATTACAGGAGTAGTAGATTCGGTAATCTCTCTAATATATATGTATATTGCTTTCTTAGATAATATATCTATATTCTCTCTTTTTCTAAATAATTCCATTATTGCATCTGCTACTTTAGCTTCTTTTTCTTTAGGAAATATTTTAAAAAGATTATTGTCTACATACTTAATATATCGATTAATAAATTGTAATTCTTGAGAATCTAAATCTAGTATAGATTCTTGATCTTTTATTAAATTATCAGTTATACTTTTATCATCATCTACCTCTAATAATGTAGCCTTACCTTTTAATTTTTTATAATTATTTGTATTATAAACTATTAAATATCTTTTAGCTATAGTTCCGAAATAGGAATATGCCTTACCTTTATCTTGCTTATACTTAGGTAGTTTTTCTAATAAGATACATACTACTTCATGCTTTAACTCATTAATAGTATTTACTTCAGTATAATAAAATTTAAAAGTATGTATTATATTTTCTGCTAATTTATGGAAAGCATAATCTATCCTATTATTATATATACTATTTCTCTCGGATTCTGAATTAGTATTTAAATATTCAACTATTGCATCTTCTGTATCCTGCGTAAAGTAGTATATAGTTTGTTTAGGTTTTCTTTTTCGTACTGTCCCTTTTTGCGTTAATTCTACTTTCTGATCTATTAGCTCTTCTACCATATTTATTTATCTTCTAACCGCAAAATTATTTAATGTTTCCTGTATTGTTTTTACGGTATTAAAGAAAAATCCTATTTCATCATCACTTTTAAATGCACCTAACCTATCTACTTCCTTAAGAACTTTTTCAGATTCATTTATAGTTAATGATAATTCTTGAAGTATCTGATCTCTTTCAGAAATCATTTCTTCTAATTTAACATTTTTGGTATATAGATTATATATTACATATCCTAAAATTGATAGTACCCACAAAGATATATTTAGTAAAGTTTCCATTTTTTAAATGTTTTTAAATGCATCCATTAATCCTTGATTCTTATTAGCTAGCTGTTTGTATGCTTGCTGAGAAGGACCTTTAGAATATTCGTTATTTGATTTATAATTATTTACTTTCGGTTCTTGTTTTTTACCTAATTTATGTAACCATTGGTCTTCCCATTCTACTCTAGAAGCTAAGAAGTCTGCTTGATGTAATATTAAAGGCAGGGATGTTCTTAATCTAGATTCTACATTATAAGATATAAGGTATGGTTTATTAATATCATCATATAGACCATCATGTAATTTAATACCTAAATATTCATTCTCTGAATAGTATATACCTGCTTGCTGGAGAGTAAATAAACTCCTATCTGGTACTGTAAAGAAAGGTAATTCTGTATTAGTTTTATATATCTGACCTTGATTTTTTATATGCCATTCTGAATCATTAGGTATGTAACTAGGCTTATTACCTACTCCTAATTTACCTAAATCGTGATTAATAGCTGAGAATACTAGTTCTTCTTTAGTAAAAGTATCAATCTCTCTATAAGAATTCCATAATTCATATAAATCTAGAGATGCTTTAACTACTCTATTAACGTGATCGACATAACCACCAGGAAAAGCACTATGATAAGCTTCTCTTGAAGAGGCAGGTGCTAGTACTAATATCTCTTCTCTTTCTTTATAAAAATCTAATAATTGTTCTTTTCTAGGTGAAGAAATATATTTCGAGATATTTGATAGGAAATTATTATAGTTTTCCTGTATTTGTTCTGCTGTGAATTTCATAACTAATTTATTACTATTTAATTCCATTCATTAACTTCTGAGTTGATTAAGGTTTGAATATCACTTATATGTTCCTTAATCTCAAAAATTCTATTCTTTACTTCCATTATACTCTTAGAGTAAGATAGCAATGATAATAAGCCGGAAAGTTCATCGTTAAGTCTCTCTAACTTGGTTGTAATCAATTCTTTGTGTCTCATATGTTATTTTTTATTATTTCTATTATATCATTTACTTTATTGTATTTGATAATATTATTATTAAAAGATTTACTATTAAAATTAACTATATAAATATACGAATTATTATTCGATATTCTTACTATAGGATAAGTATTAGTTTTTACTATAGATTCTATTCTATCAAACAATGAATCATTACCTTTATCATATATAACATTACATGATATGTTTCCTTGTCTTAAATTGTTTATCAATTCTTTACATCTATCGCAATTTTGAAGGGCAAATATTGTTATATTTTTCATTTTTTTATTTGCTATGTTAATTGATGAACAAAAAGTTAAGGTTTTTTTACCATAAAAGCAACTTTTATTTCAAGTCTTTTGAAGAATTTTCTAGAAATTCGTAAATAAATATCGGATCTTCTAGATAATCAACTAGTTCCCATTCAATAAAAACTTCACAAATTTTTAAATATTGTTCTTTTAGATGTATTACTTTTTCTAAATCTAAGGAAGCTAATAAATCCTCATCAGTTAATGATTCCTTAAAAGCAGAATTTGCTTGAATCATAAAACTAAATAGTATATCTAACTCTATATCAGACATATTATCCAGTTCGGAAAAATCGAATTCAGAATTTTCTATAGTAGCCATAATTATATATTGATATATTATAAATAGTATTATAAACTAATTACCTTTGATCTGCCAGTTTAAAGCTTTCATACTTACCCTTTATACATTTTAAAGGAGATAAAGGGAGAGAGAAAGACTCTGCTATAGAGATCAAGGAGTATTAAGTGTTCTTAAGTAAAGGCGATTGATATTTCTCGCCTATATCCTTAATAACGTTAATAGCAGTCTTTACATCTAGGTCAAATCCTTCTCTATTAGGGTTGATTCTATGGCCTTGATTCTGCAGGTATTTATGTATTTCCTGTTCTAGGTCATGGGAATGAATGCATTTATATGTAAAGATAGGAAACCATTTATCTATTACCCCGGTTGCACTATTGATTTCTTTAACTCTTTGATTAACCGTGGTTGTTGTCATGCCTATCTTGATGATCCCGGGCATCAATCTATTAACGAGTACATATATCCATTCAGGTTTACGGATATTGCCGTGTCTATCTAAGACGGATTCTCCGTAATACTGGACTTTTTCCCACCCATCTTCATGAGGTGTAAGTGAAAAAGCATGAACTCTGATTGAGGAATTAATAATACCAGTATCAAAAGGTATATGGAACTGAGATTCTTCTTCGGTGATACGTTTCATCTGGATATAAATATATATTCGTTATAGGTAAAAAATTTTGCTTCTCGTAGAGCTATGGTTTTTTGGTTTCAAAAATTTTTTTATCGTTTGGAATTATGTAAAATTTTGTATAACTCTAGTTCTTCTTTAAAAGTTTTGATAAAATAATAAAAGAAAGGTGCGAAAATCATGATAAGGGTAAGTCCTACGCCTATATCCTTTAAAGGAGCCCAGTGAGTTATCAAATGAATAGGTATTATAATAAAACACATAGTAATAAATCCGTAAAAAGTAATAAGTACGGATGCTAATAGACCTTTAAATAAACTAGTAATAAGTCTTAAAGGTAAGGATATGAGGAAAAAAGTGATCTTATTAGTATGTCCTATATCGACTAAAAATTGA